ATAACTACTCTCCCTTCTATTTAAAAATCAAATAATTATGGAAGAAATTTGGAAAAAAATTGATGGATTCTCTAATTATGAAGTATCAAATTTAGGGAGAGTAAGAAATCTAAAAAGAAACACCTATTTGAAAGGCGGTACAAACCCAAAAGGATATAAAAGTATTACTATACAGGATGATAGTTTGGAATATAAAACTTTCTCACTACACAAACTAGTAGCATTATTATTTATACCTAATCCTAACAATTATAGTGAAATAAACCACATTGACGAGAATAAATCTAATAATTGTGCTGATAATCTAGAATGGTGTACAAGAAGTTATAATATAAACTATGGTACACGGAATGATAACTTAAAAAAACCAATTATCCAATATTCTCTAAGTGGGAAATACATTAAAGAATGGGATTCTATTAGTACTGCTTCTAGAGATATGAATCTAGATAGGTCTAGTATTTCTCTATGTTGTTTAGGTGTTTATAGAAAATCACAAGGTTATATATGGAGATATAAATAAAACAAATTTACTATGAGCAAATATATTTCTGTACAACTATTGAAAAAACATCTTAATATAGATGCTGATTTTACTGATGATGATGATTATTTATCTGTATTGTCTGAAGTAGCAGAAAAGACTGTTCAAAGAAATATTTGTTGTGTTTTATCAAGCTTGGAAGATGGGGATGGTAATATACCAGCCCCTCTTCGTCAAGCAATTATGTTGTATGCCGGTGTGTTATACAATTCACGAGAGAGTGTAGCATTCGGTGGTAGTCCGGTTGATATACCACACACCTATGAATACCTTATCAACTTGTTTAAGAATTATTCTGATACAACCTCAGACGACTTTGTAAATTGTGTAATAGACGACCTCGGTAAAGTGATAATGATAATTGACACTGACCCAGAACTCAAATATGGTAAGTATGGTAATCTTGTAATCAACAATGAGTTGCAGAAGAAGACAATACAAAAGATGGCGGAAGATGCAACCATTGATGAAAATGGTAATCTTGTCACCAATATAGAAAGGATATAGTTATGAGAGCAGGACTATTAAAAGAAGTAGTTGAGATAAAGAGAGCTGAATTGGTTAAGAATGAACTTGGTGAAGAGGTCGAGACTTGGACTACTGTATATACCACGAGAGCAAGAGTAGAAAACATGAACTCAAGTGTTGAAAACCAGAATGATGAATTGACTTATGTTTTTACAAAAAGGTTTACCATGAGGTTTTATGTCCCTGTTCAAGAATTTGACAGAATACTTTGGAGGGACAAGTTATACAGGGTAATAACAATAGACAAAGACATACCATTACAACAGCTTGTTGTTACAGGAGAATTGATAAATGATTGAGACAAATGCAGTTAAGGTTTGGAGGGATTTTGAAAAACTTGAAACAAAGGAAATGAAGAAAGCTTTGATGGCCGGTTTAAAGGGAGCAGCCAACACCCTCAGAAAAGGTGTAAGGAATGAATTGAAGTCTTCGGTCAAGAATGCAAACAAAAAGAACCCTAAGTTAAATGATACCTTGATGCAGGGAGTCAGGGTTACAAAGGTAAAAGACGGACATGGTTTCTTTTATGTTTATACCACAATAGCAAGTTCAAGAAAGACCGGTAGTGGAAGTTACAGACTTCATTTCTTGGAAAATGGAACACAGGACAGATGGGCATACACAAGAAAGACCGGTCACGCCAAAGCATTCAGAGGTAGAATAACCCCCTTTAACTTCTTCCAAAAGGCCGAGTCTTCCTTCAAACCAAACTACGACAGAATATTACAAGCAGAAATAGACAAAGCAGTCACGAGAATAAACAACAAAAACAGATAAAACATGAACAACAGTCTTTACATTGGTGGTTTTGTTTATAACAAACTTACAAACATAGAGCAAACAGGTACAAGATGCTACCCTCTTATTGCAGAAAACTCGACCAACTTCCCATTCATCATTTATAAAAGGGACAGTCTGGAGAGAGACAGTTTAACAAAAGACGGATATGGTGATGATAATGTAACTGTTACAATCACAGTTGTGGCGGAGAGTTATAAAGAAAGTATTGACATTGCCCAGCAAGTCAGACAACTTTTAACTGTTAATTCCTACAACTACAACATGATGAAGATAACAAGTAATTTGACTTCGGCCTACGAATACTTTGAAGACAACAGTTATATTCAATCATTATCATTTAGCATGTCTGTTTCATAAATATAGTATAAAAAGAAAAACAAAAAGGATTATGAACACAATAATTAAAGGCGACGAACTGATGTTGTTTGATGCTAATGGTGAAAGTATAGCACTTGCAACAAGTCACACCCTCAGTATAAGTGCTGATGCAGCTCAAATAAACTGCAAGGATGGTGGTATCTGGCAGTCAAGCACTGTAAACCAAATAAATTGGAGTATTGATACCGACAACTTGTATTCCGTGGTTGAGTTTGACAAACTCTTCACTATCATGACAGCAAGAACACCTGTTGATGTCTACTTTGGACTCAAAGGCCAGACGGGAACAGGTGATGTTGATACTGATGGTGTTGCACCTCAGTCAGGTGATACTCAAAAGGTTTGGACGAAAGCAACTACCGGTTGTTACAAAGGTAAGGCAGTCTTGACAAGTCTTAATGTTAATGCAGCTTCCGGTGACAATGCAACATTCACTGCATCATTCCAGGGTGTCGGTGCTTTGGTTAAAGAAACACAGACAACAGAAACACCAGTACAGTAACATTTTATTAACACACATAAATATAAGGAGAGGTTATTACTTCCCCTTATATTTTTTTTATACAATAAAACACAACATTATGGAAATAGTAATAAACAACCAAACAATTAAGTTAAAGTATTCCTTCCGAGGGTTTATGGCTTATGAACAGATAACAAATGAAGCATTTAAACCGGATGGGTTAAAGAGTTTAATCACTTTGTTCTATTCTTTTGTTATGGTCTCAGACACTTCATTGTCAATCACTTTTGATGAATTTATTGATTGGTTGGATGAAAACCCAAACAAACTTAATGATTTTTCAAATTTTATTGCAGAAAACAATGAGAGACAAAACAATCTGTCACCTAAACAAACAGAGGTTAAAGGAGAAACAGACCCAAAAAATTAGTATTCCATAATTTATTCAGGTTACTTGTTGTTCAGTATCATTTAGTTGAACTTGAATATTTTATGGATAAAATGGAGTTATGGGAAACATATCCTTTGATTGATAATTTATGTTATACTGATGCATCCAACTGGGAGCAAACCAGATTATTGATGACAATGTTGGGTAACATGTTTTCTAAAACCAAAGTTAAAGCATCTGACCTCTTACCCTTACCATGGGACAAAAAGACAGAGCAAAAGACAACCGGTATAACAACCGAAGAAATACAACAACTTAAACAAAAAGCAGAGAAAATAAAGCAAAAGAATTATGGGTACAATACAAACAAGACTGACGAGTGATAACAGACAGCATGATGAAGCTTTTAAAAAGAGCCGTCAGGAAATATATAATTATAATAAACAGGTAGATAAAAGTAAACAGAGTGTTCTAAACTTTGCAAAAAATGGTCTTGGAAAACTCGGTTTAGCATTCGGTGCAGCCGGTGGTGCTATGGCTGTTTTTAATAAACTGGTGAGAAGCACAGAACAGACAAGTGATGCACTGGATAGAACTATGTTTACACTAAAAAATAGTGTAGATAAATTCTTCCAAAGTATTGCAACCGGTGATTTATCTGGATTTATAAGAGATTTAAAAGATATTGTTAAATATTCTGCAGCCGCTTATAATTCCTTAGATAATTTAGGAACAACTAAAATGTGGAAAAATGTAAGAATAACACAATATCAGGCTGAAATAGAAAAATTAAAAACTAATGGAGGGTCAAAAGAAGAGATAAATAGATACCAAAAATTGATAGACGCTCTCCAAAAATCTCTAACTGGAGATACCTATAATGCTGGAATGGATTATTTAGGAGGTCTTATAGGAATGAGGTTTTCAAATGCAGACCAAGCAAAATTTCTTAAAATGTGGGAAGAAGGTACTCTATCTGAATATATAAAAAAGTATTATAAAGATAAACATTCAACCACATATAAAAGATTGGTTGGAAATACTTGGAGTGAGCAGACAACATGGGATTCTGATGAAAATGAAAAAATATATACAGCTTTAAATAGACTTTTGACTCTGACAGAAAAGGATGGTTTAGATGTAGTTTATAATTTATTGAATGAAGCTTATCAAAGACAAGAGCAAGCATGGAAAAAGAAAAGAAGAAATATAGGCTCTTCTACTTCTACAACAAAGACTACTACACCAAAGGAAAGAGAAGAAATAGAAGTACCATTTAAGATTATTTCAGAAAAAGCTGAATTAATAGCTGGAATATATACTACAATATCTGAAGCAAATAAAAAAATAGCAGATGAACAACTTAATGCATTACCGGCTTTAGAGGGACATATAGAGTTAAATGAAGAGCTTGCAAGTCTATATGCAAAAGAAAATGATTTACTGGAAGAGCAACAAGAAATATTAAATTTACAATCAAGTGCTATTTCTTCACTTGGTTCTGCTTTTAGTAATTTGGGGGATGCATTTGATAATACCGGATTAAAAGCTGCTGGTATCATTACACAAGCCATTGCAACTCTTATTGAAAGTTATACTAAAGCAATGTCAAGTTTTGCCGCCACTGCTTCTCCTTGGGCATGGATTGGTTTTAGTGCCGCCGGTCTTGCTACATTAACTTCTGTTATTTCTCAAATACATTCATTGTCGGGGTTTGCAGATGGAGGTATTGTCGGTGGTAATAGTTTCTCCGGTGACAGGGTTATGGCCCGTGTAAATTCTGGTGAGATGATACTTAACAGAAGTCAGCAAGCAAACCTCTTTAACATGATTGGTGGTGGTGTAACAACAGGAGGTAATGTCAAATTCAGAATTGAGGGTGATGCATTGGTCGGGGTATTAAACAATTACAATAAAAAAACAGGAAGGGTAAGATAATGTACTACTGGGGAAAATTTAGAAACATAGACACAAGTGTTGACCCACTTGGTCAAGAATATAAAGTGGTGATTTTCACAAACTATGATGGTTCCACAAGTCCTTATGGTTTCAATCCTATTACTGATGAACCATACATGGGAACTGAACTTGTTATGGCTGCACAACCATTCACAGTCAGTTATCTAAATGAAGACGGAAATATATATAAACCTTACAAGTGTTCAACTGCAACAGTGAGGTTTATGATGTCTTCATTGAACCTTGATTTATTCACCAACAAAGAGAATAATATTTTAGTGGCTTTATTGAAAAGAGATAATGATATAGTCCTTAGAGGTGATACTTATGTAAATAAAAACACGGATGAAGTAGTATTAAGAAAGAGAAGTTATGGGTTATTTTATGGTTTCCTACCATCTGAAGTAGACGCCAAGTGTTATAAGGTAGAATGGATTGGTTATGCAACACCAAACACCTACAATCAAAACTATACCTTGGTTGAACAGGAGTTCGAATTCGAGTGTCAAGATGCTTTCAGTGTTTTAAAATATGATGGTTTACCATTCAATGCTACGGTGGAAGTCCGTGATGTTAAAACAATTATAAACCTTATCATTGGACAACTTGGAACTTACAAACACATATATTATCATTCTACTTTAACACTACCGGATGTAAGTAATGAATCTTCCTCTTTTATAAGAATTGTCCAGCAATACAGAAACTTCATTGAAGATGATGATGAACCAATAAGTAAAATTGAACTTATTGAAGCAATTGGTAGTTTTTTGAATGTTACATTTATCCCATTCAAAGATAGTGTTTACATTGTCAATTATGAAGGTGTGGCTGGAAATATAAATAACTACTATAATTATTCTATTGTAAATAACAACAATCTTTTTTTTAATTATAGAAGTGATAATCCTACATGGAATGATTCAGTGTTACAAAACTTGGAAAACAATCTTGATTTAACCAAAGATTGTTATGCCGGTGATGATACCAATATCACAATGCAGTCTGTCTATTCCAACTTCAAAGTAAAGTGTGATGAAAGTGAAGTTGATTTAATGCCTGATTTAAGTGATAGTAAGAATTATAGTAGACTTCAAAATAATGGTGCCCAGACAGATTATATGTATACTGAAACATTAACACCCTCAGACCCTTCACAGAATACTTATTACGAGTCTGCTAAATGGGATGGTGGTGTAATTGGTGAATTAAATGAAGTAAATGGAATAGGTTTTCACAGCTATATTTACAATGCTTCATACTTAGACAGTGATAATATACCACACGACCATTATACTATTCAACATCCCGAGTTAAATACAAGTATTTTTAATACCAATATTTACAGTGATAGTGATGATTTAAATTATTATACCGGGTGTGTAGTTTTGAAAAACACCAAGATTAAAGGCTCTGAAAGTAAGTCTGATTTATGGTTCTCTTCTAAACTGAACACCAATTTATACAATGAAGCTTTTGGTAATGAAATAGTTTTCTGGGGTAAAAACAATTTTGGGCATGTTCCAGATAGAAGTAGTTATAATTCATGGTGGAGTGAAAACCATCAAACTGTTTTATCATATATGAGTCCTAAATTTATCATCAGACCAAATAAAGCAATAAGTATTAAGGGGGATTGGACATTCTTCAGAAATAATGCTTTCATTTATTTACCCATAAATGATAATCAAAGAGTTGGATGGGGTACAGATGGTTTGGATTGCACCGTGGATAAAACTAAACTATATGTTACTGCAAGAATTACTTTTTACATCTCTGATGGTGTTGATACCTACACTTATACAGTAAGAAAACATGATGAAGACAAATACTATTTAAACAGTGGTGATTACAGATGTGATTTGGCTCTTAATGATAATGATTACACCCCAAATAAACCATTTGGTCAGACCTTTAAATTCAAGGACTCAGCCGGTGATGATAGTGGTTTGATTATTCCAATTTCAACTCTTTTCAGCCATGATTTTAATTCTACTGAACTTATATGTAGTATGTTTGTTGAAATAATGAAACCACTTGGTGTTGCAAAAGACTCTCAGAATTATCCAGTGTTTTGTAATTCAGCTATTTTAAGAAACTTCAGTATAAGTTTGGTTGATGAAGCCCAAATTGAACAATGGGGATATGGTGATGTTACTACTGACTTCCATAATAAGTTAAATAAAAACTTAGATACTTTTGAGATTGACAATAAACTCAGTACCAACCAGTATGTAAATAAACTCAGTTATAACTACTGCTTTAAAGTCTATAACAATTACTATTATCTTTTGGATAATTTGTGTAATCAAGCAACCGGTATTGTCGGGAGACCCGAAGTATTAAAGTTGGCTGATATCTACAACCAATACAGGGACAAGACAATAGGTCTAAACACTACAATCTGGGAAAACTTAGGAATAACACCAAACACCAGAGTCAAGTGGAACAACAGAAACTTCATAGTAGACAGACAGGATATAGATTATGAACTAAACAGAAACACTATTACACTTATTGAGAAAAAATTAAGAAGTGATGTTCCCGAGATAGAAACTAAGATGTATCTTGAAAATGAAAATGGACAGACACTGAACTTAAACCCATTCTATAATGAAACATTCAACCCAATAACAGTTGACTCTTATTCTCGTAATGAAAGTGCTGTAATGGGTCAAAGTGAAAATCAAATCAATGCTGCAATAAGTTTCTACCCAACTTGGAGTGATGGTATTGAAGCATGGGTAAATATCCCTGAGATTCTTTTAGATGATATCACAGTAAACATAAATAATATAGGAGAATTAATAATAAATAATTAATTATGGCACAATTTAATTTAGGTCGAATATTACCAAATTTTAGAGGTACTTGGGAAAGCTCTTATAATTACTTCCAAATGGATATTGTATATTATGATGGCTCTTCTTATGTGGCTAAGTCAAATATAAATGCCGGCGGTAATAACCCGTCAGTAAACAACAACTGGCAGATAATAGCTGTAAAAGGTGAATTAAGTGGAACTTTGACACCCCAACAGGAACAAGTTATCATAAATGCAATTATGAGCCAGGGTGTTGTTATTGACCCAAACTACAACCACACAGACAACAACTTCACCAATGCTGATAAAACAGCTGTCGAAAACATAAATTATGGGACTCTTACTATTAAGAGGAACAACACAGATGTCGGGACTTTTACGGCCAATCAGAATGGTACTATAAACATAAATGTTCCTACCAATTCAAGTCAATTGAATGATAGTTCGACAATACAAAGAGTAGAAGATATAATTACTGATTCGAGTCTGAATATCACTTTACAAGTTAAAGCTAACACTTGTTATGTTTTTGATTCACTTGATAACTTGGATATTCTGTCTTTTGACAGCATAGACATTTCTGACAAAACTACATGGAATGTTCCACAGTCCGAGATTTATTTTAAAGTTAATAGTAGTTTTACTTTTAATTATCCCTCTGGAACATACTTTGTAAATAGTTCACTTCCCACATGGGTAAGTGGTGATGAATATCAACTTGTTATCAAAGGTGGAGTTATTCAAATCAATCAAATAAAACAATTATAAGAAATACAATATAAATAACACAAAATGAGTATATACAATTTAGGTCGAGTCCTTCCCATCTTTACAGGGGAATACGACAACAACAAGACATACAACAACTTGGATGTAGTACTTTACAATGGTAGTTCCTATGTAGCAACCAACACTACACAGGGTAATTTACCAACTGATACCAATCACTGGGCCATTGTTGCATTAGCAGGTACTTTGGCACCCGAACAGGTTGAATATATCCAAAACCAAGTGATTCAGTATGTTCAAGGTCAAGGTTATGTAATTGACAATAACTACACCCATACTGACAACAACTTCACTGATGCAGATAAAACAAAGCTTGATGGAATAAATTTAAGCACAAAGCAAGATGTTTTAGAATCCGGTATCAACATCATGACCATCAACCACAATAGTATCTTAGGCAGTGGAAACCTTGATATACCAACCGGTGGTGGTGGAACATCTGACTATACACAACTCAGCAACCTCCCATCAATAAATGGAACTACATTGACGGGTAATGTTAATTTACCAACTATGTCTGACCTCGACAACAAACAAGATACCTTAGTCAGTGGAACTAACATCATGACCATCAATCACACTTCTATTCTTCAAGGTGGAAACCT